GATTATTGCAGCAACCCCCCTACATGGCCTGACATGGTTATATGATGAGCTGTATGATAATCCAAGAGCAGTTCCACCTTACGTGGAGTATGTTCATGTAAGTATTTATGACAACCCGCACTTATCACGTGCAGCAATTGACCAAGTCAAGAATGATCCCTCGATGCAGGATTGCCTGGAAGCTGCAATGGAAGGGAAGTTTATCTCCAAAGTGGGATTGATCTTCCCCCAATTTGATTTGGACAAACATGTTATTGAACCTGTGGGAGCAATGCCAACTAATTGGATGATTGTACTGGGCATTGATCCACATGACCGCAATCCACATGGTGTTGTGTTCATGGCATTGACACCAGATAACACATGGATTGTATTTGATGAGATTTTGGAACGATGCACATTAGACAAACTGGTGACTTTGATTAAAGAGCGGTTGGGTGGTCGATGGCCTCCTAACTTGGCAATTATGGATACTTATGGTAATATTCAGCAATCCATTGCTGGGCGAAGTATCAAAGACGAACTCATTATGAGATATGGATTGTATGTTGTTGATGCCTACAAAGATGTAAAGATTGGCCGTGAGCGTATTGCCAGATTGCTAGAAAGTGATCCCCCAGGATTATTGGTGACACGCAATTGTTATAATCTGATTAGGGAAATGAAGCATTATGTATGGGATGATTGGGCACGGCGTAAAGAGAAGAAAGATCCCAAGGAGAGACCCATTAAGAAAGACGATCATTTGATTGATGCAACTAGATACGTCATTGCTTCCAATCTTGTGTACCGGCATCCAGAGTTTTCATTACGCAGGGATATGCCGAAAGTTAAGCCAAATGAAGTGACGGCTTACTTCTAAGATTTGTAGTCAACTACCCCGTCCTAAAGGACAGGGCCTGAAGGAAAGGGAGGAAATATGAGCAAACCACAAAGAAAGCATCCACCAACACCACTTGAAGCCCCCAGTGTACCAACTGCTCCTGCTAAAAAGAGAGAAGTACTCTATTCAGGACGGGCTGGTGATTGGGATACTTGGTTTGGAATTGGCTATTCCATGGAATCCACGCCCCCTCCCAAAAAGGTAACTTGCAATAGTCCGGTGAAGGAAGAGCATCCCACTGAAGAGAAAGAGGGTTCAGGGGAATGGATTCCGCTTATTGGGCCGACTATTCACATACTGAGGGAGCAGAAGAAACGCATTGAGACGGGTAAAGATTCAACCGGCAAACCCATTGGTACGGGTCGCATGGAGCCTGAAGAAAAACCAGAGAAGAAGCCCAAAGATATTAAGAAATCAGATTAATATCCGTACACTGCTAGGGGGTAGGCATGATAACACGACTGAAGGACGACCCAGTGTTGTATATAACTAATCTCTATGAGACCCTCAAGCGATGGCGGGAACCGTTTGAGAAGAGATGGAAGAGATTCTATAAGTTATATCGGGGCTATAGAGATCCAACTGACTTTCCGTTTAAGTCCAACATCTTTGTACCATTTACATTTTCTATTATTGAAAGTGTAGTGCCCAAGATGCTTGGTACGTTGTTCAATGTCAGGCCGGTTATATCTGTAACTCCCCGTCATGGGGCATCTGTAGAGCTTGCACGACTGCTGGAGAGACTACTGGACTATCAACTGGAAGACGAGCGATTGGAATTCTTTAATAAAATCCTGGAGTTCTTTAAGGAAACTGCAATCTATGGGACGGCGTTTGCAAAGATTGTTCCAAAGTTCGAGGATGATGAGGAATCTTCATTTAGCTATATTGATATTGAGCCAATAGATATATTTCATGTATTTCCAGACTATCGTGCAAAGTCAGTTCGTAGAATGAAGTATTTGATTCAACTGTCATATATGGATTTTGACGAACTTGAAGAGATGGAGAGGAAAGGATTCTATAAGAATGTTAAGGACGTAGAGCATCGTGTCGAGAGCATGGCTTCAGTGGATTCCTATAAGAGAAAGAGATTGTCGGATGTGGGAATTCTGGATGAGTATGGTTTTGATCCTAATCGCAGGATTGTTGAAGTACTGGAATACTGGGATAGAGAGAAGATATATACTATTGGGGCACGGCATGTTGTATTGAAAGAAGAGAATAATCCATTTAATGGGTTGATCCCATTTATCATGTCAAGATACTGCCCAGTGCAACATGAGCTTTATGGAATTGGCATTCCAGAAATGGCCGAGAGTTTACAGGAAGAATTGAATACCGTTAGAAATCAGAGGATGGATAACGTCAATATCATTATCAACAGAATGTTCATTGCCAATAAGTATGCTGATATTGATTTTGACCAGTTGGTATCATACCCTGGAAATGTTATACTGACGAATGACATTAATGCAATCAAACCTCTGGATACAAATGATGTAACCAAGTCAGCATATCTGGAAGAAGAGACAATTAAGAGAGATATTGAAAATGCTACGGGAGAATGGGGATACAGCAGGGGTGAAACTCCAGCCAGACGTGAGACTGCAACTGGGATTGTGAGGTTACAGCAGGCAACAAATATAAGATTTGATACTGTCATTAAGATCATTGAGTTTACAGTGTTACGTAACATTGCTAAGACAGCATTGTGGCTGGATAGGGAATTTATGCCCCCTGAGGAGTTTGCAAGGATTGTAGGCCCAGAAGAGTTTGCTAAATATGGTGGACAGGCTTTTTATGAATTACCCATTACAGATGTTCTCAAGATGTATCACTTTATGCCCATGGGATCATCTACAACAGCCATTAAAGAAATCAGGATTCAGCAAATCATGCAGGCTTTTCAGCTATTTAATAATGATCCTCTTATTGACCAGATGGAACTTAGAAAGATGGTTCTTGATGTACTGGATATTAAGAATGTAGATAAGCTACTCATTGACCCTCAGAAGTTAATGATGGCCCAACAGGCCCAACAGATGCAAGGACAAATGCCTCCCCAAGGCGCCGAAGGAGAGGGCGGCGAGGAAGCTGGCGTCAGTTTACCAGGGATGGCTGGAGTACCTCCGCCACCCCAGCCGCCTGAACCAGGCATACGCCCCGTACCGGCTGAACGACAGATGGCTGAACTGGCACGGGTTGTGGGGGGAGGTTTAATCAAGGGTGGCCCAGCGACTCCACAGAATGTAGGGTAGAAAGGAGTTTATATGCCAATATCACGTGCTGATATGTTAATGAATGAACCCGACAAGCCAAGAGTTGACATATCAAAATTGAAAGCAATTGCTGAAGAAGGTGGACTATTTGCTAGTCTAGTCAGCCATCCTGGATGGAGTAAACTTCAGAAGGATTGGATTACACCACGGAGCAGCATGGATCGTATACGCCAGGCAGACAAAGATAAACTGGCGGAAGAGAGGGCTGCGATCAATGAACTACTTGACCTGCTTAACTTTATTGATAGGAAGATAAAGGATGGCAGTAAAGCAGCCAATGAGCTGCGTAACTTGTAAGGGAGGAAGGATATGGCAAAGCCAAAAACACTTGAAGATTTGGAAAAGATTGTTGCTGATGGGCGTTCCGGCCTTCAGTCAGCAGAAGATTTAGCGGCGTTGTTCAACGACACGGCGGAAGCGCTAAGTGCCACTGAGCCGCCCAAAGTGGAACCGACCACTCCAATAACGGGACAGGCCCCTGTATCAGAACCAGTACCTCCTGATGGTGAAGCTGGTAAGGGAGAACCTATGGAAAATATCCTTGAGCTTTTGCCTGAAAAGTTCAGGGATAAAGACGTGAAATCTTCTACAGAGAAGATGGTTAAATCATACCAGGAACTAGAGCAGCAGTTCCAGAAGCAACAGGAGGAAGTGGCTAGGCTGAGGGAGTTTGTTGAGTCTTATGTTGCACCAAAGGCCCAGGCCCCAACGCCCCCTCCAACACAGCCCACAACCCATCCGGCAGAGGCCAAGGAAGGGACTGATGAGGTTGAGTTTGAGGACGTGGATTTTCTGGAGCGTCCACGGGAAGTCATTCCAAAAGTTACTGATGCGATTGTCAAAAAGCGAGTTCAGGAAGCTTTGGCTCAATACCATAATTATCTGATTGCGGAAGCGCAACGTCAGAAGATGATGGAAGAGTTCAAGCGAAGCCATCCTGATTTTGACCAGTATGTTACAGAGATGAGGGAGATATTGACTGAGCGCCCTGATTTGAATAATAGGATAGATGCCCTTCCTATTATTTATGAAGCCGCAAAGAGTCGTAGGACTCAAAAGATTGAGGCTTTGAAAGCCCAGTTGGGATTGCCCAATCAGCAACCCTCCCAAACAGCGCAAGTGGCACAGGGACAACAGACACAAGTCCCGCAATCTCCACTGGACATAAGGGAACAAATCAGGCAGGCACTACGGGAGCTTGCTCAAGAGAATCGTCGTCGTGCTGCATCAGGCGTTCTAGGAGGCAGTGCTCCATCTACTCCTACACAACGTGTTGAAGAAGTTCCAAAGGAACAACCACAATCTGAAGAGGATATGATATTTGAAGCTATGCTAAAGTCAGGCCCAAAGGGTCTTCAATTAGAATAGCACGTCATATTCCATAAACCTATACAATTTTGTATAGAACATTCCATTAGGAGGTGTAGTTTATGGCAGTAACCATGATTGGAGCTGCGGGTACGGGTCTAGTTAGGGCAGAACGTAAGGTAATTGATATGGCCGATGGACGAACAATCTAGTCGGCGTTAAACCGTACCAAATGCTGGAACGGCTCTGTATCCAAAACCCCAAAGAGGAAAAGAATATGGTGGAGCAAATCAGCAGGGAAGAGGCAGCTTGGTTGGCGGCAATCATTGAAGGTGAAGGATCATTAATGATTGTCAGGCATAAGTTGACTAGGAATAAAGTGACATTTAGATCATGTATCGCAGTAACCAATGCGGATGCTCGGATTATCAGAGAAGTTAGTAAGATTCTATATAAATTGGGTTGCAAGTTTTATTACCAACTCAAGAAAACTGCTTCTGGATTTGCACTGTCAATAGTGTGTGTTGGTAAGGGGAGTACAGATAAAGTAATTGATCTAATACATGAATTCCTAGTTGCTAAGAAAGACCAAGCTGAACTACTAAGAGAATTTAATAAAGAAATGCGAGCCTGTCACGGCAAGAGAATGCCAATTGAAGAATATCAAAAACTTCAAGTCAAGTATGTAGACAGACTCATTTCTCTTAGAGTGAAGACTGTCAACCCTCAACGACTTCAACGTACGGCATCTCTTCCATTAGAGATGAAGGTATAGTCTAAGCAACATAGCGATATGTTGGATTCAACTGAAGATCTACCTTTTGGAACCCAATGCTGCTCCTTTGTACGTTATGGTTTCAAAGCTGAACAAGCGACCTGCCATTAACCCTCAGTTCTATTGGCTAGAGGATGTGATATAAACGTTCTCTATAAATTTCACCATGTGCGGGGATACCCTATAGCGGCAGTACGCAATGTAATAATCTACTAGCTGGGGCAATCCGCAGGAAAGGAGTTTATGTGGTATCGGAGCAAGAGAAAGCATGGATGGCTGCGATATTAGAAGGTGAGGGATGTCTTTCATTAAGTTATGAAAGGCGTGTCCCCACTGGAAGAGATTACAGTGCTGTCTTCACTACAATTACAGTTCATGTTGCAAATACCAATCCCTATTTGATTAGAGCAGTTAGCGAAATATGGAAGAGGCTGGGTATTAAGTTCCATTATATTTGGTCTAAAGGTAAAGGGAAATGGGCAGATCAGATAACAATTAAGTGTAATTCAGTGGGAAGCGCAAAAGTACTTCTTGAAGCAGTTAGGCCCTATATGCAAACTAAGAAAGTTGAAGTTGATATTTTGTTAGAGTATGCGAATTATAGAGAGCAATTAATCAAGAAACGAGGGCCTGATGGCAGATACAAAGATTATATCGATAGGGCCTATGTAGACAAGTTAATACGTAGCTTCCAAGCAGCCAAGCATGCACGATATGATATGTCTAGATTATCACGAAAGGCCAATGAAGTATTGGATCTTTCAGAACTCCGCTCCTCAGAGACTTTATGTGAAACACATCAGTGAAGATAAAGTCCGAGCCTAATAGTAATATTAGGATAACATAACTGGTTCTTAATCCCTCGTGGACGACGTTGGCTGTTGATCTCAGCGGGTCGACTTGCACGACGGGTACGATTTCATCTTCTACTCCAGGCATACTGAATAAGTATGACTTGGTGAAGGTCATTGAAACTGGGGAAATGCTGTTGATTACCAGCGTTTCCTCTACTACTGGCTTTACTGCAGTGAGAGGTTACGGTACAACCGCAGCCGCAACAGCAACAGCAGGGTCTAACTTGCTGATTGTTGGTTCAGCTTTTGAAGAAGGATCTTTGTACAGTACTTTGGCAACAAAGTCAACAAAGGTCGCATCGGCTACTAACTATTGTCAGATTTTCCGTAAATCTGTGGAGATTACTCGTACATTGGCCAATACCGAACTCTACGGAGGCCCCGATAGAGACTATCAGAGGAAGAAGAAAGGTATTGAGCTAATGAGAGAGCTGGAGAGGACTTTCCTCTATGGTGAACCTTTGCAGGATACGGGATCTACTGACACTAGCTTGACCCATCCACGAAGAACTTCGGGTGGTATTAACTACTATATCAGCACCAATGCAACCAATGCTGGGGGCGTTCTCACAGAGGCTGAATTTGAAGGCTTCTTGAGATCAGTGTTCAGGTATGGTGGAGATACCAGATACCTGTTTGCTTCTCCGCTGATTATTTCGGTAGTCAGTCAGTGGGCTCAACCTTGGGCCTCTGCATAAGCAATTATGCAGTAATAAATGTAGCTATATCGGTGAAGACCCACGGGTTAACGCCGAGGAAAGACGAGGTAATCCATGAATGACAAGGATATAGGCTGGTTAGCTGGAGTCCTTGATGGTGAAGGATGCATTCATGCTTCTAAGCCGTGGAAGCCAGAACATGATAGAAAAAGTAATGGGCGTTTCCACTTTGACATCCGTGTAATTATTACCAATGGCTCAACTTTACTTATGGAAAAAGTAGGTCAGCTACTTAGAAGTGAGGGCATTGAATATAAATATAGAGATGGATGTTCTAAGCACACGGCAGAGATCGTTATAGCTAAGAAAAGCGAAATATTGAAATTATTGCACTTATTGGTAAACGATCTTACTCGTACGAAGCGTTCTGCTGAATATGTAATTTCTTACATACAGAAGTACGGGTACTCCAATAATATATATGGAGTCAAGGGTGCTTCTGAAGAAAATGTTAAGGATTACATTAAGTTATACAATGTATTGAAGAAGCAGAAACGGAAGTGCCTCGAATCCGTAGAGACTATATGCTACACATCCAATGTGGATGAAGACATAGTCCGACACTCTAAGTAATTAGAGATAACACAAGCAAGGAAAACTGCAGATGTTCCCCAAAGACCGTTCTTACGGGATTGCTGTTACTCAGTATATTAGTCCACATGGTGTGGTTAACCTGGTGAAGGAAGTGCTATTGGAACATGCTGGTAGCACAACCAGTACCAGCTACTATGCTGGGTACGCATTTGCAGTTGAACTAGAAGACCTCGTATATCGCTATCTCCAGAACCGTGACGTTCAGTTGGAGACCGACATCCAGCTTCCTGGTGATGATTCTTTTAAGGATCAGTATATTTGTGAAGTTGGAATGGAGTTCCACAACGAACAGAAACACGGTAAACTGTACGGGGTGACTGGCTAACAAATTCTAGCCTGGTGGGTGGACATGCCACCCACCAGCTTATTGCAGAGGAGGTATCATGCAAGATACTAAATCTAATAAAGAGTTATTGGCTTATGTTGGTGGGGTATTCGATGTTGGGGGATGTGTAAAGATCGAACCCAAAACCTCTGGTGTTTCACTGTTTGCTTGGGTAACACATAAGAACTTTAAACTCATTGAAACTTTACAGGCACTTGGGGCTTTTATCCAGCGCCATGATTCACAGTATAGGGCCAGATGGAAGGATAAGAAAGCCTACTTATTCCTGAAGTCTGTTTTGCCTTATTTGAGAGTGCGTAAAGATCAAGCAACGGTTGGCATTGAATTTTGGGAAGAGAAAACCAACACTCCATCGGAAGATACCAATATTGTTTATATAACACGTCTAAAACTCCTCAAACAGGATGAGGAGAAAGGAGGATAATATGTTATTTGTTAGCAAAATCAAGGACTTACGGCTTGTTAAAAAGCCTGCGGACAGAATCATTGATGGGGCGTCACGGCAGGTGGTTATACTGCATGGTGAACGTGTTGAGTTTGTGGGGGGACGGTATAAGACAGATGATCCTGAGATCATCAATTGGCTGAAAAGTCATCCTGAGTATGGAAGGACATTTTCGTCAATTGACGACAGTGAGGCAAAGAAGATTGACGAATTGAATTCACAGCTTCGTATATTGGGCGGTGCTAGGGCTACAGTAGATGTTGAACCCAAAGAGGATCGAACAGATACTAGTTCGGTGAAAGGAGACGACATCAAGAAGTATGTTGATGAAAGGATTTCAGAAGCAATGAGTTCAATTTTGTCTGAGATTCAAACATTGAAGTCAGCCCAAAGTACACCAAGAATTCTCATAAAACCTCGTTCCTGGACTTGCCCAGTACCTGGATGTGGCCTGAAGTTTACTAGTGGGCCTGCATTGGGTGCTCATAAGAAGCAAGCCCATCCTGAACTATTTGGAGGCCAGAAATAATGACATATGAGGATATACAAGCACGGGTTGCTGCATATCTTGATAGGGATGATTTAGACATCAAGATACGTGGATGGATCAATGATACCCGTAAGGATCTGGCTCTTACCCTCGAAAAGTATGATTGTGACTACTTATACACCGAGGCAACAAGTGCTGTAACAGAAGGGCAGGCTAAATATGGCCTGCCCTCTGATTATTTGGGCCACCTTACGATATGGGTTGGACAAAAGAAACTGTCCAAATTACGTCCACGTGAGGCAGATGAGCTAACTCCTACCGACTCTACTTCGACAAGTGCAACACTCTATCTGGAAACAGAATCAGCAATTGCTCAGACATATGAAGTAGGCGCACCTGACTACTACATCGAACGTGGTATGGAAATACAGTTATATCCCACACCAGACTCGGACTACACAATGACACTCAAGTATTTTGCCATGCCATCTTCTTGGGGTGAATCTGCTTCAGCTGCTAGTAGCTATGCAACATGTGCAGACTATATTACCAAATTCCATTTTGAGGCTGTAATATTTGGGGCAGCTTGGCGAGGGGCTTTGTTTTTAGATGACGAGCAGAAAAAAGCTAACTATTGGGAGCAATACCAGCGTTGCATTTCTGAAATGATACAGAGGGAAAAGAACAAGAAAGCTCGTGACCTCAAAGTTAGAATTAAGACATGGCGTGATTATGACCTCGACACGTTTAAGAGATTGATGAAAACAACTAACTAATTTGGTGGGGGTAGAATGTGGGCTGGAATGCAAATAAACCTGCAGATACAGACGGCGTAAGTGCCAGTGTAGAGGACATCAAAGCCAATTGGCAGGCTTTAGAGGACTACATAGGCACTGAACATGGATCACTGTCTGCCGATAGTGCTGGAGTACACTATGGGCCAATGGGAGTGTTATATGTAGGCTCTTCTGAAATAACGGGTGATATTGGGCATGGAGCACTCCGAGCCGATACTGCAAGTGGTGTATTCCAGATTTATTCTACTGCAACTTCAGCATGGTCTAATGTCCTAATGGGCTATGCAGCCAAAGCCTTTCGTACTCATACCATAACAGGTATCACAATTCAGCCAACAACTTGGACACCAATTCCTTTCAATAATGTAGTGTACGACCCTCTTGGAATTACAGATGATACAACTATAATTACTATTCCATTTAACGGTTATTATAGAATTCAGGCCAACGTACACTGGAAAGACGACCAGGCAAACTACCATCGTGTTATTGCAATTACGTGCAACATTAATGGCACATGGCTAGCATATACATCAAAGTATCTGAAGATTGAAGATCGGGAAGGAAACCCAGATTATTACCAATATCTGGCATTAAATGTGTTTGACATACGTTATCTAGCTGCTGGTACTACTGTTTGTGTTTGTGCCTATCACGACCATACTAGTTCTGCTGAAATTGGTAAGTATGGAATGCTGCTTGTTGAGAGGTTATCCTAATGCCATACCAAACTTGGGATAAAACTTTACCCACTACGGGAACAGAAATTGTTGATATACCCTTGGTTCATAGCAATAACTGGTTGGCATTAGAATCCGCAATTGCTACTGGACATGAGGGTATGGATTCGGCCTCTGCTGGAATGCATCTGGCAGGAAAGATTCCCGTATTGTATAAGGGTACTTCAGCCGAGATTCTTGCCTTGAGTAATGTTCCAAGTGGGGCAATGGCATGGGATGAAAATAAGGGGGCAATCAGAGTATTTCCTGATTGGAAATTCTTTTCTGAAGCAAGTCCTACATCTCATGTTATTGCATATCTGTCTGTACCACTGTGTTCTGGCGTGCTTCCAACGGTTAATGTACTATATGATACTGAATTGTTAGATAGTTTGGGAGAATTTAATTCTGGTGTTTTTACACCCAAAGCCAGCGGACTGTTTCGTGTTGAGGCTACAGCAGCCGCTCGACCATATACTACAGTATCACATACAAATTTATGGATACATCTATACCCCAGAGTTGACGGCTCGGCAATATCAGGTGACGGGCATGTATCCTATATTTTAACATCAAGCTATATACCGTCAATATATGAGGAAGATGGCACATCAATTAAATTAGGTGCAGCACCATGGTATAGTATATCATATAGTGACACTATCTTTTTATCTGCTGGGCAACAACTTTACATGCAATGCGAAGCATATACCTGGTATATCATGGTTTATGGTTGTGCTGCATCATATGGTATGCCAAGCACATTGAAAATTACACGGGTGATATAATGGCATGGAGTGCAGGTAAGCCAAGTTCTGATTCCAATATACGAGATGTTCCACGTGAAACACGGGAGAATTTCCAGGCGCTATCAGCAACTTTGGAGAAGGAACATTATGGATTTAGCTCATCTCTGTCTGGTAGGCATATTGCAGGACGAGTTGCTGCAATGGCAGTATCGTCCTATGCTGTGACAAGTGATATTATACCCGTGAGTGGGGCATTGGTTGAAGTCGAAGACAAGGGAGTTTTGCTCACTTATTGGGATAATAGCTGGCAGGCATTAGGCAAAGATCAATGGGATAGAGTACGTGCATCATTGGGTACTGCTCTGGATTTTACTGAGGGGGCAATTACTGGGGCAGAAGTAGCAAAATTAGTTGTTTTTGACACAGAACAATATGACACTTTGTCATCATATAACCACACAACTGGGTATTTTGTACCAAAGACCCGTGGAAATTATTACTTTGGGATATGCCTATCATGTACGGGTGCATCGGCAATAACAACTCCAGGTACTGCTACTTCAACTATACTAACAGCTAAATGCTGGTATATTGACCCCACAATGTATGGGAAGGATGAATGGAGAACTTCCTCTGCAACCCTTACTTCAAAAGACAATATATTTCCAAGTGCAGATGGAAGCTATAGCGGGTGGTCTCGTTCCAATCCTGATAAACAAGCCTACGAACTTATATCTGATAATGATGATTCAACATACATTTATACTTCCAGTACGGGATCATACTATAATTTTTACTTTCAAACTCCTACTATCACAAGTAATGTTCGACCAGTATCTGGGGTTAGAGTGTATGTCAGGGCACGAACTACAGCCAGTACGGGATATGTTAGGGTAGGACTTATATTTGGTGCGGGAGCATATCCTACAACCACTTATTGGTCAGATAGTATACTTGTTACCGCAGACTGGCCTGTAACTACTTTTCCGAACTATTACTGGGAATACAATCCTGTAACTTCTGGATATTGGGATTCATATCATTTGTGTAATATCCGTGGAGTAGCAGTATGTGCTGAAGATTTCCGAACTACTGGAGAGATGCGAGTTACGAGAATACGGACAAATTTCTGTAACTATTATGATAGGTCTAATGCCGATGCATTAGGAGATGGTAGTGATTCTACTTATATGTGGGTGTCTACGAGTTCGTCGTGGGAAGATCTATACACATCTGTTTATCCTGTTTTTGATACCGTACCCCCAAGTGCGCGTATCAATTATTTGACAGTTGAAGTTACAGCAAAAGCTCTGTCGGCTGTTGGGTATGGGTGGCCGCGGTTTGGCGTAAGTTTTGGTAGTGGTCTATCTGGGACAGCATTGACATGGGCAACAACAATAGAATTTAATACATCCATTATGAATAGTGTTACATGGACAAGTAATACAATAACATCTCCATATCGTGTCTATAGTACTCAGTGGGTTAGAGATCAAATTTCTCGTTCATCTAACGTAACCTATCCTATATATAGTGCTAGATTTTGGGGAAGTGTGTACCCAGGGCAGGGGTTATCTGCTGCGGGAGCAGCCATAAAAGCCTTCTACATGCCCGTACCTCCTTGGAATGGCATTGAACTGGACATCCTTAGTGCTGATGGGTCGGTTAAACGTTATCAAATGCGGGAATTTCCAGGTATGTCAACTGATTCTCAGCATTACACAACTACTCTAGAAGCCGTGGCACTAATGTGTAGTTCTGATTCGGCAATTGTTTGTGCTACAAAGTATGGAGCACATGATAGTATTGAAGCCGGCGTAAATCGATCATACATTGTTATACACAGGATGGGAGATCCATGCTTTTAGTGATTGATAAATTTGTTGGCGGACTACATAGCAATGCAGTGTCGAGCAAGGTACAACTGGCAATCACTGATGCCACATGTGCATACAATGTTGAATTTTATCCCAGGGGGACAGTCAGCAGGCGCATGGGATATGCTACCGTCAGTTCTTCGGCTGTGGTAGCTACTGGCAACAACATTTGCCGAATTGGGCAATTTACAGATTACCAAAATAAGGATTATACTCTTGTGTTTACATATCCTGCTTCAACTGGTGTAAGCGGGGAAATATACTCATTGTTTGGCAGTCCGGCTACTTTAACTAGGATATTGTGTGCATCTACAGCCGGCCCTACGGGATGGTGGACAACTTCAGCTTCTAATGTTGGTGTTTCGACATATGAGGGATCTGGAGTCTTTATCTGTGGGAGTGACATGTGCCCATGGATTTGGAATGGCAATACATCAGATATTCCAACTTATCTTAGTGGAGCACCCAGTGGGTCTAAAACATTAGCAACATGGTATGGATATATATTCTTGGGCAATGTACTTGTAAGTGGTATTAGGCAACATTCCCGTGTGTACTGGAATCAAGTTGGGGATAAATGGACATGGCCAGATTCTTACTACTTGGATTTAGATCCCGATGATGGCGACTCTATTACCGCCATGAAGATGCTTCGTGATGTGCTGGTTGTGTTCAAGTATAATAAAATCTTTAACGTTCAATGGGTTGGAGGTAGCCTGTTATTTGACTTTGTTAGAGTAAGCACCCATGTTGGGTGTGTGGGGCCTCGTGCTGTAGTGGAAGTACGTGGAATATTGTACTTTCTGGCCAATGATGGTCTGTATTCATATGATGGAAATACTATCACTTACCTATCAGATAAAGTTAGGGATAGGTTCTTGTTACATTTCAATCATAATGCAGCAAGTATATCTGAAGTAGTATATTATGAAAAACATCAGCAAATTTGGGTATCTATTGCTGAAGATGGTTCGGATACAAAGAATCGTGTTTATGTTTATGATTTGATGCTGGGAAGTTGGTCAATTTACGATTTAGCCTGTGATGCTATTGGAGCAGTAGCTTGGGGAGAAAACATTATATATGCTAATTTTCCAGATCCATATAATTCCTATGACTTTATCATTGGTGAACAAATTGGAGCTAAATCAAGCCAGTTGCTTCTTGCTCTATATGGTCGAACTCTTTACCAATTTGGTGATATAGATACAGACAATGGGAAGCAATTCAACAGTATATGGCGAAGTATATGGATGGATTTTGGGAGTTCGGTAAACAACAAACGAATAACAAGGCTGTCGGCTTTGTTTGATAGGCAATCTACAACTGAATCTATGTCGGCTCAAGTTACAATATACAAGGACTGGATTGAACCAAGTACGGCTGCTGGATCGGCATATACAGTGACTATGTGTGGAACAAATAACTTGCTTGAGCGACGTGTCAACTTCACAAAGTATGTAAGGGCATTTGCATTTGATGTTCAGGGTACAAGGCCATGGACACTGCACCGTGTAGTAATTGACTATTTGCCTAAAGGGCGGACGTTGGTATGAAAGTAGCACATGGACGTATTGAAAAGTTTGACCAGAGTGGGCTGTATAAGCTGAATGAAATGCTTCGCACACTTGTGACTGCAGTGAACTCCATTGAAATAGTACGTGAGGGAACACCTGAAAATGTCTTTTGTGATTACAAAGCATTTGGTACACCAATTACACCAAATACTGAATTTTCAATCAGCCATAGCTTGGGTCGAGTGCCCATGGGATATATTGTTGTTAGTCAGACGGCTACGGGAAACTTTTACGATGGCTCAACGTCGAACACAAGTGCCACTCTCTATTTGCGTTGCAATACAGCCAGTGTGAGTGGTAATATAATTATCATTTAAACAGGGGGTACATATGGACGGTTGGGATGCAGCAACAGGTTATGATTATGAATTAGGGCAAGCTATGTTGTCTAATGCCGGATACCCTTCATACCAATCTTTCTTGAATTCTTTGGGTGGTAAAACTGATTGGTCAAAAGTTCTTGGTGGGGTTGGTGGTTTGCTAGGTGGACTATCGTCATTGTTCGGTGGTGCTATGGGTCAAGGTGGGGGTGGTAGAGGAGTTAGTGTACCATCGGATCTATATAGCAGATATGCCGAACCTGCTGTACGATGGAGTAGGTGGTATCCAGCCCTCAAAAGTGCTATGGATACACTTACCCTTGCCCAGAGGGGTACTGTTGGTAAGGGTAAAAAACAACGTACTCTGCCTGAAGAATATGCTGGCGGGCTGCAAGCTGGGCCTATTGGCAAGATGACAGATATTGAGAAACAAACTGCAAAACAAGCTACAGAATTTATGGGGCAGTATACGCCTGCGGCTTTAGCCCAATTGCAGCAGTTGGCTAAAAGTGGAGGCTATGCTCAGCTGCCAGCTGAGCAGGGATGGGTAGGTAGTTTGGGAAGAGAAGGATGGCAATACTTCTACCCTGGTAGTGAGATACAGGCTGCCCTTGGGCCATACCAGCAAATTCGAGCCATGTTGCCTGACCAGTGGGCACGGCAAGCTGAGCAGGCAATGGGTGGTCGGTTAGGATTGTCTGGGAGGCGACAAGTTGGGGCACAGGAATTATATCAAAATATGCTAGCACAGATTCTTCCCCAAGAAGCTGCTATTCGTCAGCAGGCCGCACAAATGCGCCAGACTGCAGCTGCTCAAAACCTTGCGGCTGCATTACAGGCAATGCAAGAGAGGCGAGCCGGAGGACGGGCGGCTTTAGAAGCCATTGGCGCACCTGGAGTATTGCTACCACAAATGCTACAAGCACAGTGGGCGCCCAGACGAGAGCAAGAGAGAGTATTCCAAGACTGGCTGTCTCAGCAGGCAGCAATGATACCCATAATGGAATACATCCGATCTATACCCAATCCTTGGGAACAAAACAGAGTTGAAGCTCTTATGAGACAATTTGGCAAAGCTGCTGGTGGCGGCGGAGGAGGATTCAATATTGGAAGTCTTTTGAGTGGGCTTGGTAGTATGGCTGGTGGCGCTGCGGCATTATTAGCTTTGTAAGGAGGAACCTCTATGGCAGTATTTAAATTTCCTGATTACTCATTGTATGGAGAGCCGGAGGAATCTCCAGGAGTAATTAATGTTCCCCCAATTACTTCTAGAGAAGTATTTCCAGATAGGCCATTAACTGACGCTGATTTGTTATTGATGCGGGAACTTGGTATTCCCACATCTCCTGCCAGTCCATTTAGCCCATTGCCCATTTTACCCCCAGCTCCGGCACCTACTACGACCTCAGTTCCTGCTCCTTCTGTTCCTCCAATACAACCCAAAACCACTCCGACTCCAAGACAGCGTCAGGCTGCTCCAGTTGCTCCTGCACCTAGAACGTCCCCCACAATTGTACCCCCTGCTACTGTACCCACAGAATATGTACCTGGAACACCAGTTACGCCTGAAGAGTTGTCTCAGAGGATGAGTGAAATGGGATTACCATTTCCTGCTTCCGTGCCTCCAGAATATATGGTACCTGCATACCCCGAGCCTGAATTCCCTACTCAAGCTGAACGAGAAGCTGCTGCACCCCCCACACTCCCCACATGGGAACCACTACGTCCTGTGGATTGGGCATCAGAATACCAGCGTTTGTACGAATCTACATTCCCTCCTGGACAAACATGGCAGCCTTATACACCCCAGAAGCCTGATATTTGGCAAGTACTGGCATTAATGGGGGCTAGGGCAGCGGGCTATGATCCGATAAAGTTGTGGCAGCAACGGGAGGCTCAAAGAAGGCTTGATTGGGAAAAAGGTCAGGCTGCTACTCAGCAAGAGAGAATTAATAGATTCAATGCACTAAGCAAGGCTATGGATTTACGAAGGGAAGCTGAAAACCGAGCAATATCTGATAGATTACATTTTTTGCAGACTTTGGTTGATGCTCACCAACAAATAATTAATGATCCTCCTGTATTGGCAGAAATTGCAAGATTGCGGGGCATTGCTCCGGAAGATGTGAAACATTTGTATGATCCAAAGACTAAAAAGTATAAGATTGCTGTAGATCCGACACAGGTTGAGCTAGACAAGATGAAAACCAAAGCTGATTTTCTTAGGGATCTTGCCCCCAAACTTGGTCTAACTACTCCGGAAGATATGGAGATTTTTGCATGGACGGGGCAAATACCCTCCCATGCTATTGAACCTGAATACTTCTTCAAGAAAAAGATTACTGATGCTTTGAAAAAGAACAATGTTGCAGAGGCTGCTGAGTGGCAAAGACAGCTAGGACAATACAATGTATTCACGCAAGGCAGACACTGGGAAGAAGAATATAAGAAGCAAGAGACAATAAATAACATTGCTGAATTGAGAAAGAAATTGCCATCCAGCCAATGGAATCGTATAGCCCCGTACTTATATACCTTTGCTGCAACACAGCATTTTCCTGCATATGGAATGTTTGGTGAGAGGGAAGCAGAAGAGACTGCTAAAACAGCAGCTAAGGAAAAAGAAGCTACTAAGATAATTCGTGAAGCCAAGGAAAGCCTTATTGACCCCAAAAAGTATGAAGAATTTACAAACACTTACGGGCTTTCTCCAGATAATGTATTGTATAGTGAAACCAAAAGAGTTGTCCATGCAGGAGGATTGCCTCCAGACATTGTAGGATTGGGTGTGGATCAAATGGGATCTACAGCTAACCAGAAACAAGAGATTTTGAATCAAATAAACACTGAGCAAAGCATAAAACTTAAAAGTCCAAAGGCACAAACACCAACAATAGATCAGGCTCTCCGACTTGGAGTAGCATCTGCTAGAAAACTATATGGCAATTATATTGCCAGAGTAGATGAAAGTCTGAGAAGGAAAAATATGCCACCTTTGACCGATGAAGAAATAGTTGGCTTCTATAATCTCACACAGACAAAAGGGTTGCCATCAATCGAGGCATTTGTGAATGTAGTAATCCAACATAGAAAGATGGGAACTTCACCAGCAACTAAAAAGTGAGGTAATTATGGCAAGTATTGCAGATTTACCAGTACTAACTGAACCAATACGTCCGGAACCCACAACTCCCACTGTTCGTGCTGAAGAGGAAGAAGAGGAGAAAGAGAAGGCATCCGCAAGACCTTCCTATACACCCACAGTGGATGACTTCCGTCAAGCTATGGGAATGGTAACATCTCCAGAAGTTGGAACTACCCAAGCCCCTACAGGGAAGTCCCACATTGGGCAGGCGTTAAAGGGATTTTGGGATCAAGTAAAGGGTGAGCCTGCACGGTTCCTTGCAGGACTAGATCGTATGGCAACTTCTATCAGCAAAGCCACTGGACTAGAAAAAGGTGGACTGTTTGAGAATCTAAAGAAAACCTTAACTCCCGATGTGATGGAAACTGGCGATCCGGATGATATAGCATACCGTGTTGGAAGGATAATTGGAGGGACTGCAACTGGAGTAACTGAGCTAATGGCTGCTCATGCTCTACGCGTACCCATGCCTGCTGCAATGGGGGGTTTGGGTGCATTTCATGCATATGCTGCTGGAGGAGGGCCAAAAGAGGTAGTTACTGAAGGATTACTTGGAGCAGGAATTGGTAAAACTTATAAAGCCTTAGCTCCTGCATCCCGCTTCATTCGAGCACCTGCTTTGGGAGCAGCAGGGGTTGGTGCAGAAACTATCAGTACTTTAGTCCGTGAAGGAAGATTGCCTACTAAGGAAGAGCTAGCTGAATCAGGTTTGACACAATTTGCCTTTGGATTTATATCTGGGCCAGGTGATGCTGCAGTTACTAGAAGGCTATATCGTAAAGGATGGACTCCTGAAGATTTAAGGAATACGACTTTTGAACAACGTTTAGCAATATACCGCAGTAGAACACCCGCTCCTACAACTATCAGAGAGTCAATGCGGGCAGCTCAAGAAGCAACTAGAGTTGCACCAGAAGAACCCCTTACTGCACCTACTGAAGTTGCACCTGGAGCACAGCCCATACCTACCGAAGTTGCACCCCCAACACGACCTACCCCACCTGAGTTTCCAGTTGGTCTTGAAGCATGGGGGGCTGATTTGTATGAAGGGGAAGTTCGCCCTCGTGATATTACCCGTGCACAAGAAGCAACTCAGGCGGCTGTATATGCAAAGTACAAAAGCCTTACTAATACTCTAGTAAAACGTGGATTTGATCCCGAAGCCTTGGATTTATTGAACTTGGGCGATTTAGAGTTTTTGATTAAAGAGAATGCAAAGCCAAAAGATTATATTATCGACCTTGAATCTTTGAGTAATCCAGAGAAGGTTGGCGATCAATGGAAGCTAGTTGTTAAGAAGGCTGGTAAGTTCCCCAAGAAACCCACGCTTGAGGATTTAGAAGCCGAATTGCGTGTAACTCTGGACGCCAATAGGGCATCTGAGCTTCGTGAGCAAGTTAGCAAGTTACGGGAAGCCAAAGCACGAAAGGAAGCTATTGCCGGAGAACCAGAGACGGCTGAAGTTACAGAGGCAGCTACAACTCCAGTTGAACCCACCGAACAGATACTTCGTCTTAGATCACAATTGGCTGCTGAAAGGAAATCACTAACTGAAGTCCGCAAGTTGCTTGATGTGGCCAAGACCAGCAAAGAGAAGACATTTGTTCGTAATTCATTGAGCGAAATTCAGAGTAGAATCAAGGAGTTGCGTTCGGAGATTAAGGAAAGAGAGGCTGAGCTAAAGAAGGCCAAGATTGCACCTCCTGAAGTTACAAAAGCCCCCGAAGTTGCTGCTCCGGCTGCAGCCCCTGAAGTTCCTACAGCACCAGAAGCTCCTGTAACTCCTGAAGTTACTGCTCCAGCTGTTGTACCTCCACGAGAAGCTCCTGCAGTACCAATAGCTCCAAAAGAAGGAGTACCTATTGAAGCTCCTGCATTGAAAGCACTATCGCTTGAAGAGTTAAATAGATTGCGTGATGAGCAACTAACAAGCCGAAGGGAATGGCAGGATGAATTGAAAAGAACCAAAGATGCGGCTGATAAGAAAGAGATAAGGAATACTATTATTGAAATAAGTAGAAATATCAAAGAGATAGAATCTGCTATAAAGAGTGTACAGGAAAGTGCCAAGAAAGCAAGAGTCGCTAAAGCCCCTAAAGTACCAAAAGTTACCGAAGCACCAGCAGAAGTCGCAAAAGCCGAGGAAGCGGTTCCTGCAATAACTGGTAAAACACCTGCGGATGTTAAGGCGTTGATGGATCTTGGATACAGCGAGAGCCAAATCAGACGGCTAAAGCCTGAGTTGGTTGATAGAATCATTGGTGAGAAACTGCCTGCATCAGATGTTAGTGTACTGCGCAGTGGTAATATATCAATTCTCCGTAAAACCCCAGAGGCCGTAGAACCCCGACCTGAAGCAAAAGTAGCCGAACCTATTCCAGTAGCCAAGCCCACTGCATCTGAACCTGAAATGCCATCTGCTGCAAGGGACATTGCAGCCAGAGAAGAGCAGATTCGTAACCTCAGAATACGATTGGGAGAAGTAAAAGCTCCCCTTGAAGAACGCAAGATTGGCACTAAGATTGTCGAACCAGCCAAGCTAACCGAAAAAGAGAAGAAGGATATAAGGCGTACTATTGCAGAACTGCAACAGGAAATTGAAGAAATCAAGAAGGCTGAAGCAGCTGGTAAATATGTTCCCGAGACTGAATTACCAGAACCCACATTGCCCACGAAAGATAGTAGTCAACCCATTACGGAAGCCGAGAAGAGAATGTTGATTGAGGATTTTGGGTTGAAGGAAAAAGAGATAAGGAATTGGAACCGCGGGCAGTTAGAGACATTCTTGGCCGATGTAGGATATGAAAAACCAGTCACTCGTACCAAAAAGCCCATTGTTGAAAAGTCAGATGCTGAGTTACTTAAAGAACAGGGAGTAGCTGATGAGGATGTACTAAAAGCACTACTCACTAAATATGAAACTCCAGAGCCTCCTCCCATTGCACCCTTTACTCCCACAGAGAGTGTGGATGCAGCTGAAATCGTCAAGAAAGCATCATTGGGTACAAAAAGCTCATCCCAGGCTCTAACCAAGGAAGCAAATACCCAAGCGGCTGCAATACGAAATAAGATACTATCGCTTGAGGCTGACAAGAAAGTTCTAGAGGACTATATCCGAGAGGACATGAAGCCATATCTGGAGAAGGATGAAATTGCCCGTGTCAGTCAGGAAATAGCTGATATTACAAAGGAACTAGTAAATCTCAGAAAGTCATTAAATGACATTGTGGGTATTAGGAAAGAAGCCACTAGCGAAGCAAAGTCTAAGGCAGGAGTTGATCCCTACGGGCTTGCAGTACATGATGCCAAGAAGGTTAGGTCTGTCCAGTTTGGGGATGTGGGGGCAAATATATCTATTTTCAGAGATTCCCCCAAGACTCATTACTTCAACCTCCTGTCATCAAGAGAGGGGAAAATCCCAACACCAGATACTGAACCAGTTATCCGTGGGGAAGCCAAGGTTACATTTGACAATAAGGGAAATCCCACACTGGTAAAATTCAATGTTGATTCCAGTCTTGATCCAAAGTTTGCAGATCAGCTTTATGATGCAATGTTGGAATTGTATGGTGGCCGAGGCAAGACACTAAAGGTGCATCCAGATGCGGCTGGAACTCTTGATCCAATTATTAAGCGTAGAACTCCCATTGAACGGCAAGACCCTGTTTACATGAGTTCAACTTTTGGGTTTTTTACAAATCCTGAAGCATATGTCAAAACCTATAATGATTTGAAAGATGTAGTCAAGCATGCTAAGCAAGCCATTACATACTTGATAAAGTCACGACGTGAAATTGATCTTGACAAGGAATATTTAAAGTATAAGCGTGGTATGGCTCTTCGTAATATGCTCACAATGAAAGATACCATTGATACCTCACTACTACAGGCCGAGAGAGCAACCCATTTTAGACTCAGTGACTTAATGAATCCCTTTGACTTACTGGGAGATATTACACGATCCACGAATCCCACCATGCGGTATATTGGGCAGTTGGGTGAAATGATGGATATGATGCGTAGTGTCACAAGAGCCAATGCCAGAGAATATATTGAGAAGTACCTTGGATGGATGAGGAATGATGAAAAAGCCAAGCAAGAATTTACTCTTCAGATGGCTGGCATTCGTAAAGCCACCGATCCCAGAGTGATTGCGTCCTTTGAGAAGTATCGAGCTTTGATGAATGACTATGCAAATGTTGCCGAATTAAAAGAGAGGGGAATGTTTAATACTGAATATGGTACAGTTGAATATGATATGAACAAGCTATACAACTGGTA